GCGGTCGGCCCCGGAGCGGTTGGCCCTGGAGAGGTTGGCCCCGGAGAGGTCGGCCCCGTAGAGGTTGGCCCCGGAGAGGTTGGCCCCGTAGAGGTTGGCCCAGGAGAGGTTGGCCCAGGAGAGGTTGGCCCAGGAGAGGTTGGCCCTGGAGAGGTTGGCCCCGGAGAGGTCGGCCCCGTAGAGGTCGGCCCCGGAGAGGTCGGCCCCGTAGAGGTCGGCCCCGTAGAGGTCGGCCCCGGAGAGGTCGGCCCCGGAGAGGTCGGCCCTGGAGGCGACCGCTTCTCTCAGAGCCGCGCGAATATCACTTGCGTCCTTGGCGGTGTAGAGAACTCTCCCGCCGACAGACTTGATCTCGATCATGCCAAGTCCTTTCCGAGTAGGAACCGAACAGAGGTTGCAACCGCGCTATTTGCCCCCAGGACGCGCCGAAAGGTACGGCGGCGTGTATCCGGCCGTGCGGCAGAATCGCTTACAGAGCGTCGCGCTAGTGAGAAGGTCACGCTAGAGCCTTCCGACCGACTGGAACTCGTCGCGGATCGCTTTCGGGTCACCCTTGTACGCGACGATGATCTTTTGTTCGCGCTTGGGGAACTTGCGAAAGTTGAGCGTCCGCTTCGCCTGCGCCAGGCGTGTGAACTCGGCCTCGAGATAGACGATCTTGTTGTAGACGCTCAGACCGCGCTCCTTGAAGAAGAGTTCCGTCTCGGCCTCGTGGCAGAAGTACGAACCGCTCGGGCCGCGGCTGTCGCCGGTCATGACGACAAAGAACCGATCGTCCTTCAGGTGTTCGAGCGCCTTCTCGTATCCGGCGAAGAGCGTGTCCCGGAACATGTCGTAGGTCTTGAGGGAGTTGATCTCACCCTCGGGCACTACGTCGTCGTAGTCAAAGTATCGCTCGACCCGATAGTACGGCGGGCAACTGAAGACCAGATCGAAGTCACCCTCTGGTTCGTAGGTCGAACTGTCGGACTGTACCCACTCGACGCCGGGGAACTCGCGGCACAGCGCGTTGTTCGCGTCGCATTGGTTCTTCCTGATCTCGCTCGCGACGTACTCGTAACCGCTTGCTCCCGCGACGAATCCGAACTGGACACCGCCGCCGAACGGGTTGTAGATGCGCCGGCCTTCTCTTGGGGAGAACATCCGGACAATGACCTCACAGGCGACGGGGTCGAGAACGGAGGCGTTACCATTGTGCGACCGTCCGGTTACCACGTTTGCGAATCCCGCCTCTCCCTGCCAACACCCCTCACGGGTGGCGAAGGTTGGATTGGGGATCTCCGCAGCCTCGCCAGCTTCGGCGATGCGCTCGTTCCATTCCTTCTTGAGTCTGATCCAGTCGCCCTTCGTGCTGTTCCAGACGTTGGTCATCGTGATGTGGCACATCAACTTGAGACGGTGATAGGCGGCGTCACCGTTGAGCATGTAGTGAAACCCAGACATCTTGAGGTAGGTGTCAAAACCAAGATTCTCGAACATCTCGGGCGTCTCGAATTTGCTCTTGGGGTTCGTCGTCATCAGCATGGGCAGGTTGTCCGTGTTGCACTCGATAACCTCTTGAGTCATTGCAAGGTAGAGCTCGGGTGAGTAGACGTCGGGACGGATCACCGACTGTAGGAGGCAGAACTCTCCGACCTCGGTATTCACCTGGAAGGTGAAGAAACCGGCGAACTCACCACCCATTAGGAGGATGATCGCCGAGTGAATCTGCATGTTCTTACGGGCGGCGCGATGCGCGATGCCATCCGCGAGCGCTAGTTCCGCAACCGCCTCCTCGAACCCGGAGCCAACCACACTCTCGACGTGTCGGAACTCGATCGTTCCGTGTTGGTCTAGTGGCATATTGGCCGCTTCGTCGGCTTCGAATAGCGCCGCTTGCGTAGTCATCCACTCGCCTCCCATTCTTGTTGATTCATCTTCAGAAACTCCACACTGATCGGGGCAACCAGGACAATCGCCCAGATATACCGACTGATCGTGCAGCGACACAAGCGTCCCTCCACCTACCGATTCATGGCGACGCTCAGTCCGTATCTCGCCACTGAGAACTCGAGGATTCCCCGGACTTACGCGGAGCGGGTTGTCGATCACGGGTGTGAGTGAGAGTAGATATTCCTGTGCTTCGGAGCATTCTCGCGCCCAATCCGACTCGCCGAAATCGCAGGTAACGACCCGGTTGACGCTCGGTATCCCATACTCGCGCAGACGCTGAATCTGCCCTACGCGGTATCGCATCTGAGCGTCTGTATCCAGTCCACTCGTTGACGTGTTGAAAATGACATCGGATTCCAGCAGCTTGCTGATCTGGTCGTCGGACAGGGGTACCCAATGCTTGGTGACGATGACGGCGGTCTTTCGCGCCGGCCGTATCGCTCTGATCATCCTGATTGTGTGATCCCAGTCATGAGACGGATCGCCCATAACACCGATGCGATACCAACTCGCCGGGTGCGTCATTACTTGGTGGATGATCGTGTCGCGGTGTCGGATAATATCCGCGAAACCCCGACTGACTGCCCGGTCGAACGCGATACCGTATCGAACAGCGATCGTACGGGCGTAACACTCGCCGTAACAGCCGCGCCCCGATGGATCGCGCATGCCGTAGGTGCAGCCTTTGACGGTATCGACATCGAGACAGCCTTTGTGATTCAGGGAAGCGGTGACCATATCGTGATACCGACGCGGTATAGGCGATACGTCAAGGAGCGGCAATTGTTGCGCTCTGGTCATCCGAGCCCCTCCAACCAGGCGACGGCGACGGCTGCGACCTGGACTAGTTCGCGCCGGAGTCCTTCGCGGTCACCATCGAGCAGCGCCCGGCAGACCTCGCCGGTTTCTTCGCCAAGCACGGCCGCCTTGATCGGCTCGGGGACGTCCGCGCTCGAGCAGTCGCCTTTCCCGTGAGTGTGTATGCGGTTCCATTTCTCCTGTTGCCGCAACCGCTCGGCGTCGATAGCGCAGTAGACCTCGACGCGGGGGATCACGCCGCGCCCCGGTAAGGCTCAGGGGCAGCGGCCAGGCGGGTGCGGAAGGTGGCGATTCTGTCCTCGCGGGCAGTGCTGCGCGAACGATCTTCCTGCACAGTGGCGCTAACGGGATGGCACGTTACGCGGGTTCGATTCCCGTCCTTCGTGATCTCAATGACCTGATCGGGCTTCCCATCAGACCAAGCGCACCATGCGCACGTCCCGCTTGCTACTGCTCCTGCCCAGTTCTCCCGCCCGCGCTTCGGTTCGCAAGCGAAGCAGCGGATGAGGTAGAGCTTGCCCGAACATCGGGGAGCCTCTATGGTGACCGGGGCTGGGGCGAGCCACGTATGTCTCAAGCCGCCTCAGCCTCTCGTTTCGGGTAGTGCTTGTAGAGCCAGCCGATGAAGTAGGCGCGCCCAAGCTTCATATCCAGCTCTGCGGCGAACTCAAGGTTCTGCTCGGTCAGCCAATCGAAGGTCAGCGGGCGCATCCGGGAGGTGTGGCCGGCGTGGATCTCACGCGCCACCCATAGCTTGTTGCGTGGATCCCAGAGGTAGTCGCTGAAGCCCATGTGCCGAAGGACTTGCGCGTCGATGACGTGGTGAGGATCGCAGCCCGGCACGCGGCCGTCTGTCTTCCAGGCCATCCGCGCCTTCACCTCTTCCTTTGAGAACTTGCGCGATTTGCGCGACGAGACTGGGCGCGGGTACGGGGTGCAGTCGGTCATGCGGCCTCTGCTTTGTCTGCGGCCTCGATCAGCCCGGCCGCAAGGGCGCGGGCATCATCGGCACGCATCCCGGCCGCGAACTCGTAATCCAGGTCGATCTTCGGCGGGCCGTTCTCGGTGTAGTAGACGCTGATCTCGGCGCTCGATAGACCGTCGGCAGAAACCCATGACCCGTTCGAGATGTACGCGGTCACGAGCCACCCCGCCAGTAGCGCTCGCAGGCATCCAGCTCGGCGTCGAGTTGGCGCTCGTAATTCTGCGTGCCGGGGAGAGTCAGACGCTCGTCGCGCTCCTTCTCTTGCTCACGCTCGGGGTTGGGATCGGGGGTCTGTGCGCCGCGCCGATTGACGGGAGAACGGGTCATGCGGCCGCCAGGTCTATCCATCGCTTCAGGACTTTCGGCGCCTCGTCTTGCCCCCAGATCAACTCGCAGACCGCCAAGGCGCAAGCCGGGCAGAGGTCAATCTGTGCGGATGATTCTTCACGCCCAATCCCGAGCGCTGGAACCGCATACCACTGCCAGATCCCGATTTCGTAGAGGCGCGGCTTGTCTCGACAGTCTCCCTTGATACCGGCGCCGCAGCGGTCGCATGTTGCCACCATGCTTCTCATGCGGCCTCGTACTCCTTCGCCCAGTTCTGCAGCTTCGTGATGAGCGTCGAGGCTTCGATCTTGGTCAACTCCGAGAAGTGCGCCACGCCGCAGTCGGCCTTGATCGCCGTCTCTGCTTGCTCGACTTCCATACCCCTCGGCTTGGCGGTCTTGCCGATCAGGACGTGGATGAGTTTGACCTGGGCCTCGCTCGCTTTCCCGGCGGGCGGCTGGAATCCAGATGGAGGGGCCGCAGCGGCAGTCCGGTCAGCTGCCGCCGCGGCCGGAGGGCGCTCTACCGGGGTCGCGGGAGCGCTTGAAGCGGGAGGCTCGGCCTCATGAGAAGCATCGGCGTCGGCGTCGTCCTTCGCGTCCGCGATGCAGAGCACTTGAAGGAGCGCGTACTTGAACGCCTGCGACATGGCCTTGTTCGCGCCCTTGTCGGAGTTGTCGCGGCCGATTCCTGGTACGCAGACCTCGATGAAGTCTTCAATCCCGCCGGGGCCGTAAACCTTGTAGCGCACGAGTAGGCGCTGGTCTGTCCAGGGCTTGCTGTTGACGACAAGATCGCGCTGCTCGAACATCTCTACCTGCGGCGCGAAGACGATCCCGTACTCGGCGAAGAGCCCTTGCGCTTCCTTCGTAATCTGCTCAATGCCCCTGTACTGGTAGCCCTGCGGAGACTTCTGATCCTTCGCGATCGCAGGCAACTCGGCCATGACGCGGGAGAGCGCGGCGACTACGTTGGTGGGCTTTGCGTCAGGCACGATGCCGTCTCCTCAGGGTCGGGAAAGAGTTGTCCATCTCGGCCTCGCGCCGTCGCCGACCTGAACCTCGTAGCCGTCGGCAATCCGTTCAGCCGCTTCCAGGTCGCGGTACTCGCGTCCCTTCTCGGTATCCACGTAGCTGATCGTCGTCCACGGGCCGTCGTGGGTGTCGGGGATTCGCCAGCGCGCGTGGAGGGTGGCCTTCATGCCGCGTCCGGGAACGAGAGTTGGAGGCCGGCCAAAGCATCCCCGGTTCCTGCCACGGATGCGAGTCGGGCGGTCTCGGCCTCAGGCTGTGCCGCCGGTTGGAGACGCTCTGGCCGAAGGGGGAAAGAGGGGCGGGCGCTCGGGTCTCTCAGGGGCGCGACAAGGCGGTACTCCCAGACCTGCGCGCCGCTGACGACCTGGCGGCGCTGCTCGATCTCGTGACCGCGCGAGCGGAGTTCGGCGAGACGACTGTGCGCGACACAGCCGATCGCGTAGAGCTCGTGATGCGTATGCCAGCGCCTGTCCGAAAGCACCTCGAGGATCCGCTGATTCTGTGAGGGGCGCTTCATGTAAGCCACTCCACGATCTGAGAGACGGTGCAAAACCACATGAAGGCCCCAAGACCGAACACAACCGACCAGGCGATCACGGTGGCGGCGGTGATCCTCAAGACTGATCGCCTCCAAGCGTGCGCATCGCCCGGTTGATCCTGCGCGCGGTCCGTCGGTCAGCCTTGCGCTCAGCGTGCGCGCGGCCGATGGTGTAGCCGAGCAGGTAGACGCTCACGACCAGCGCGAGGATGAGGGTGAGCGCGAGCCAAGACTCTAGGGGGGTGAGCGCTCTCACAGTCGACCTCCTGCCGCGCGGTCGATCCAATACTTCTCTTCGATGCGTCGGCGCTCGCGCCGGTCTAGGTACGCCAGCCCGGCGACGATTGCGGGGACTGCGGCGGCGATGGCGAGGATGAGGGCGGTCATGCGGCGATAGCAGCGTCGAAGTAATCCTGGGGGAGATCGGCTAGAGCTATGATCGCAAGCAGCGTCGGCCGACCCGGCCGATGCGCCCCGCGTTCCCAACGGCTATATGTACCCACATCGACTCCGAGTTTGTAGGAGAACTGGGCCTGCGTTAACCCGGTCTTTTCGCGGGCCTTGAAAATCAGTTGAGCGATAGTCATGGCGGCACCTTCTCAAATCCCAGGTGCCCTGTCAATAGCGCTAGGCAAAGCTACGGTGAACTACGTACGCCAGACCTTGACTACACTAGGCACCGTGCCTATGCTTGGATCGTGATCCAACTCGCCCCGATAGTGCTCTCCTCGGTCGCCATGATGGCGGGCGGCCCCGCAACCGTATCCTGTCAACCCGCGCCACTACCAGCGCCTGCGGGTAGCCAGCCCCCAAGCGGGCTCGCTTGGCCCACCTCTCACCGGATTCTCTTGGTTGACTACATCTGCACGCAGTTGAACTGGATGGCGGCTCGTCGCCGCTTGCCGCGTCCGACTAAGACGGGCCCCGGTGAATGGACGGACAATCGTATCGACTTCGCTGTCAGCCTCGGGGTGGTCGTCCACGAGGCGGGGCACCTACGGCACCCGAAGTGGTCAGAGGCGTGCGTCCAGCGTTTCGCCGTCCGGCATGTGAAGTTCGTCGCCGCGCGGCTCGGACTACGGAAGGCTGAACGGCGAGAGGTCTATGAGGATGTCCGAGACCAGTGGAATCCCCCCGGTTACGACCCACGCTCCTGCTCTTTCGCGCCTCCGCCTATCAACCCGGATCGCCGCTAGTACGATCCGTTCGCCATGCGGTGATGGTAGGCGTTGACCAGCCCACCGTAGCGTTGCTCGCAGTAGCGGATCATCCAGCGGAGTTGCGTCAACGGCGACGTGCGCCAGTCGGCTCCCATGCTTGCCATCTTCCAGCCCGGCAGGGCTTGAGGGATGCCGTAGGCGTTGCCGCCCTGGTAGTTGCAGTTGCGCGAGGACGGATAGTGAGCGCACACGTGCCAGCTCGACTCGTGCATGATGATCCCGTCGAGCGCCCAGAACTGGTCCGAGATACCGCGGCGAGCGAGCAACCAGCGGGCTACTTGCTTCGCGTAACCCACCGGGTCACGGCGCCATCGTGCTTGATCTTTCGCGAGCCGCCGCTCACAGTTCGCGTGGCGGGCCTTCCAGTGAAGCCTCGTCTGATCGAGATAGGCGAGTGATCGGGACCGCTCAGCGTGACCGGTTGGCGAGCGCCGAACGAACCGCTCGAGCTGACAAGAACGGGTAGCCGCTCGGATCTTGACGAGATGCGATCGCTGCCACCTGACAGCGGCTTGCGACTGGCCCTGCTCGACTAGCGTGGCGGTCTTGACTGCCGACCGATCGTATGTCGCGCCGCACGAAAAGGCGACGAGTAGGAGCAGGGTCACGATGAGGGCGATGGCCCCCGGCTTTGAGAACCTCAGTAGTCGACCTCCTTACGAGACAGTCCCCCGCTGTGGGCGAGGGTTGGGTTAGGCCAATCCGAACACCGGGCGGCTAGCCCCGGCTCTCCCCGGTCGGATTGACCAGCGGCGATGTACGGGAATGCGAGGGAGAACGCACCGCATCGCCGTGCCCGGAGGCGTTTGGAGCCGATCCCAGGGACTCCTTCGGGCGGTCTAGTGAGCGCCACCATTCGATGAGCGCTGCGTCGGGTGATTGGAACTGGGCGCACCCGCAATGCCAAGAAGCACCGTCAGCTAGCGGCGCCGTTCGGCAACACTTCCCGGTTGAGTCGTGGAGCGAGGCGGAGTGGCCGCAAGCGCAAATACCGCGATAGACGCCCACTAACCGCGCATCGCTCACGTCGTCAGCCATATCTTGTATAATGAGTTACCCATGCTAGAAAAACACCTCTGCGAATGTGGCTGCGGAAGACCAACATCGCTCGCGCCACAAACCAGCACCGCGAAGGGCTGGGTAAAAGGGCAACCCCTTCGATTCGTTCGAGGGCATGCCATGCGAAATAAGCGATATACCCCGCTTGAATCGATGTGGGCCACGGATCCCAAGACGGGATGTTGGATTTGGCAGCGCGGCAAAACGTCGCATGGCTACGCTCACGTCGCGCTGCTTGGAGGGCGTGTCGGAACGTTCTCGGCTCATAGGTACATCTATGAGATGCACCGTGGGCCTATCCCGGCCGGGCTCACGCTCGACCATCTGTGCCGAAATCGAGCGTGCGTGAATCCCGACCATCTCGAAGCGGTGACGCAAGCTGTGAACAACGCGCGTGCGCCCTTGGTAACAACGCTGAACGCCGCGAAGACTCACTGCCTGCGTGGTCACCCCTTTGACACGGCAAACACGTATCTCCACGACGGGAAAAGACATTGCCGAACTTGTCGCAGAAACCGGCGTCATTGTTCAGCTGGTTAACCAGATTTTATACTGCGCGGTAACCCGACCCGCCTTGGGATCAACGAAGTGGAGGCGCTGCGTCGAGCCGCCCGCCGCTGCCATCGAGTCCTGCGCGTAGCGGTTGTCTGACTCGGGCGAGCCCGTCCAGTAGACCGCCCCTATGCCGTCGGGCAGCGTGTCTTCATCGTGGCGGTGGTAGTGTCCGACGTAGCAGTCACGGAAGTGCCACGGGTAGGCCCCGGATTTCCAGTCGGCGACCTTTTTGCAGAATGTGCTACGGGAGACGAAACCGTTACGCCCAATCTCGTCGCCGTGAGTGAGCAGCGCCCGATAGTTACCGACCTCGACTCGCTGGATATCCTCCTCTGAATCCTCCCAGGTAAGGCGCGTCTCATCGCGCAGGATCTCGCGGGCGAGCTCATACGTCATCCGGTCGATGTTGTCGGAACGCGGTACGGCGGCGCGCTTCGATCCAACCCGGCCGTGGTTGCCCCACTCTGATATGACCAGCACCTTCTCGTAGATCGACAGCGCGCGCCTCACGACTTCCGCCTCGAGCCGTGCCACACACGAGAACTGGCCGAAGATCGAGGCGTCAATCTCGAACGGCTGACCGGGGAAGTTGAACAGCCCCTCGATCATGTCGCCGCCGAAGAGAATCGTGCAATCCTTGACCGGGTGATCGGCGCGTTGAACCCCGGTGATGTGCGCGGCCTTCTCGCAGAAGCGCAGCACACGTTCGCGCATGATCTCCGAGTTGTAAGACGATGTGACCTTCGCGCCCTGCCAATCGGTGAGATGCCAGAGCGCCACTTCGCCGCCCTTGCGTTTGTCTGGCTTGGCGGGAGGCACCGGCAAGACCGGCCCGTAAGCGGCTAGCGCATCGCGAGCACCGCTTCTAACCGCGTCGACGAGATCGGTCTTCTCTGCGCGGGTGCGCCTGAGCTTCGTCTGAAGATCGGAGGTGAGGCGGCGGAGCTCGGCTACCTCGGTAAGCGCATGGAACTCGTCGAGGTTAGGATCGCTCGTCATGGCAGGTACACGTGCCTTGCCGGTGGTTTACGACCGCCATGATCGTGACCTCGTGACCACGGATGTGAAACCACTCGCGAATCGCGCCGGCGTTGATGATGCCCTTGTCGGTTCCGAGCGCAGCGTCTAGCTGCGCCTTCTCGCCCGGCTTTAGTTGACCGCCGAAGAAGCCAACTTGACACGGCGGTTTCTTCGGACGGGCGAGCTTGAAGAACTCAGAGAGGTCTACTTGCTCGGACATAGCACCTTCTTTCCGAGGATCAGAAGCTAGGGGGCCGGGCGGAAACCGGCTGCGGCGAACCGCCCGGCCACGCGATGCGCCGCTCTAGGAGCCGGCGATGCGCTTCGTGCTCAGCTGGTACGTGAACGCGACGAAGAGCAGCCACGCGGCATTCACGACGGCTAGAACGCCGCCGAGTACCAGCGGGTCTACGATGACGCCGAGCAGAGCAAGCAGTGCAACCACGGCGTTGACGAGCCCGAGGAGCTGCGCCTTGACGGCGTTGGTAACAGTGACGATGCGATTCATGTCTTCCTTTCGTTGAGAGAACTCAGCCGTGCAGAACGGCGAAGACGGACAGACCGAGAGCTGTGAGAGATACGACGAGAGTGAGCAGAAGTCGCGCGCCCCGCCAGCCCGAGCGAAAGTCGGAGAACTCCTTGCCGATTGGGCAGGACGCCGGCGTGCAGGCTTTTTCAACAGCCGTGGTGAGCTTGCCGACCACGTCGATCAGACCCGACACTTCGCCCGTGAGCTTCCCCAAGCGGAACTCGACGCTCCCGCTCTCATCGCTGCGCGGCGTCATCGCTTGTCTCTTTCCTGATTGGCAGGGCGTGTCGCCTGCTCGCTCGAAAGCGGCGGCTTGGCCTTCTTCTTCGGCTTCGGCTTCGGCGGTGCAAGGATCTGCTTTCGGTACTTTTTGACGTAGCCCATGAAGAGGCGGCGCGGTACGGCTTTGAGCTTGCCTGTGGCCGCGGTCTCGAATCCGGGCCCGGGGTCAGAGTGATCGGTTCTCTTCCAGGCCTTCGAGATTTCCGCGTGCGAGGTGATACCGCCCTGGCCGTGACCGGGCATCGCTCCGTGCTTTAGGAGCTGCTTGGCGTTCAGCCACCTGACCGGCACACCGAAGAGGATCGACCACTCGGCATACCACCAGGCCGCGCGCTGCAGCATCCGCTTGCGCCTAAGCCACCCGGCGGGCGTCCATGCTGAAATGCCGGCGAGCTCACCGTGCAGCCCGGCCGAGTTGAGGGGCGGCGCACCGTGCGGGATGACGAGATCGGAGAGCATCCGGTACGTCTCGTCGCAGTCAAACGCGAGCTGCGTCGAGCCGCCCGAGGCGGGGTTGGCAAACCAGCGGGCGATGATCTCCGCTGTCGGCGCTTCTCCAGAGTGAACTACCAGGTAGGCGACCTGAGCAGCCGGTCGCGAATCGCCATAGTGGACGGCCTTGTATCCGCGCTTCGGGGGCGCGTTGATTGGAGTCGGCATGGTTCCTTCCTAGATCGGAAGAGTCAGAATGGCGCGGACGGTTTTCGTGCCGCTCGTCGTGAAGGCAGCGCCGGTAGCGTCCTTGTAGAACGTCACCGTGGCGCTGCCAGCTGTCGGGTAGGCGAGTCCGGTCACACCGACGCCGCCGTTATCCGTGACGTGGCAAGGAATGAACATCACAGTAGGAGCGCTTGCGCTGACCGCGAGCGGGAGAGTGATCGTGGTAGCGCCTGCCGACGAAGTGCCCGTTATGTAAATGTAGGCGGTGAGTACGCCCCCATTGATTGCGAATGAACAGGAAAAGGTTGGAGTCGCCGCCCAGCCGCCGTAGCCCGGCGTCCAGGCGAGCGCGCGGGGGAACCCGGAGGGGGTGGCGGCGTAGGAGAACTGCACATTGGTAAAGGTCTTGTTCCCTAGCCCGGCGCCTAGAGAAGGCGCCAAAATCACGCTCGTGGTACCGCCCCCGGTGGCGCTCACGACATACCAGTAATACACCGTCCCGCTGTACGTCCCTTGCATCTTCGTGCCGGGGGTCAGCTGCGCCGAGTAGTCAATGGCGCCTTCGTTAATGACGCCTCCAGCGATGCTTGTCACCCACGTCCCAGGCAGACCAATCCACGTAGAACCCGCCCCCATCGCGTTGATGTCGCTCGTGATAACAAGTTGGCCATCGATATATGCCGCTGTCGGAAACGCCATTTTCTCTCCTAGAAGACGTAGGTCGTGGTGCCGGACTCCGAGAAACCGGCAATGCCGGAAAGCCAGTAGCGCTGAGAGTCGGCGGGGGAGACGTAGGCGGAGAAGGTGCCAGTCCCGCCGACGACGTCGAGAGCGATGCTCTGCAGCATGCTCTGCTCCTGAGTCGCGCTCGCCCCGGCGAGCTGCTGATCGACTCGCACCATGTTCCCGAGCTCGAGCGCCAGCGCCGCCGCCCAGGTCTGCTCATCCGCGAGCGCGCAGGAGAGGGTTGCCCGGCGTGTGTGGGGATCTTTAGTCTGTCTTAGGTTCCGCCGCGCGAGCGAGAGGGCGTCCGAGTTAAAGGCGAGCGGGAGGGAGATGGGCTGCACCTTGTTTCCGTAGGCCGCCTTTGAGGCAGCGTCGGCGGCGGCCTGAACGGCACCGCTCTGGGGAGTGACGCGCCAGTCGTTCTCGATCGCGCTGCGAGGGCGCGAGAGCGACGGCGGCACGTAGCCGATCTGGCCTGGGAGCGGATCGTCTGAGAAGACGCCAGCGAGCGTCAGGAACTGCGCGAGCGAGCCGGGCTTATCGCGGAAGGTAGGGACGCCAGCGCGGGAGAAGAAAAACGCCCCATCCTCACACTGTTGGATCGTCTGGAGCCGCGCGCCGACATCCGTACTGTCGAGGCCGCCGGCTGCCACAGCCTGCATGGTCATGATCCCGGCCGCCACCGAGGTCGTGCCCGTCCAACCCATCGCGGTCAGACAGTCCGAGACGGACGCGCCGCTCAGTTTCTGCGAGTAACTCGAGCCCGCCGGGAAGCCTGCGCCAGCGGCCAACGAGACTCCGTCTACCAGCGACCAGGACGTGACGCCGACCTTTGGAGCGGATGACGGCGGCGTGTCATCGCCGTAGGCCACGATCACCGGGTAGGTCGTCCCTAGCGCCGTGACCTCGACCTTCACGCATGCGCTGATGTCGGCGTAGGGGTAGAGCGGGCTCGCCGTGTTGGCCGCATTGAACCAGCCCGCCGTGTCGTCGAGTGCGAGACTAAGCGTCCCGGCCTCCATCTGACTACGCTCCGAGGATCGCCCGCGCTTGACGTGGATCTCAGAGACGTGGTCGCTGATCTCGTACCAGGACGCGACCGCCGCCGGGCCAGCCAGCGGCGTCTTCGAGAGAGCGAGGTATGTTCTGATCGAGACGCTCATGCTGTGGCGAATAGGTTGTCGATTCCAACTCGGCGGCCGGTCGACGCGAGACCCTTGCGGACACGGTCGATCCACTCCTGCTCGCCCATGATCGGCCCCTCGAAGTTGAGGTGATAGACGTTGCCGCCTGCCCCACCCGCGGCCACCACGCTACCGCCCATCAGAGCGCTGTTCGGGATGATCCTGCCGGATGAACCGAAGACGGCCAGCTCGGGGCCTCTCTCGCCCACGACCATCGGCTCGCCCGCACCGAACGGGCCGCCCGCCGCGAAGCCGGGGATCTTCCCAGCCCAGCCGCCGACCTTGCCGATCAGGCCGCCGATCTTCTTAGCGTTGTCGAGCAACCACTGGAGGATCGTGCGGACTTTCTGGAGTACGGTCGCGAAGGGTTGGAAGGCATCCCTGAGCTTGCTGCCGACCTTCTCGAACCCCTTGACCGTCCCCTGGAGGGCGGCGACCGACTTGTCGCGAAGCCACTCGATGCCGGACTTGGCGGAGGAAAGCGCCGCGCCGATCCCGCCCGAGATAGCTCCGCCGATCTTGCCCGCCAGTTCGCCGGCCTTCGTTTTCAGATCGCCCAGGGCGTCAAGCAGCGCCTTCCGAATACCGAAGGCTCCGGTTGCCAGCAGCACGATCGGAGCGAACGGGCCTGAAATCAGAGTTGCGATCTCGGGCCAGTGTTTTGCCACCCAGGTCTTCGCCGTTTTCAGCGCCCCAGTGATCTTGTCCGAGACGGTAGACCAGGTGTTTTTGAACCAGTCGATGACGGACTGGAAGGCGCCAATGATCTTGGAGCGAATCCCGAATCCGTCTGTGGCGAGCAGCACGATCGGCGCGAATGGGCCGGCAAGCAGAGCCGCGACGAGTGGCCAGTTGTTCTTCAGCCAGGAGACGACCGCCTGGAGCGCGGTCACGACGGAGTCGATCGCCGTTTTGACGACTCGCATAGCCCCTTGCACGATGTCGCGGAAGGTCTCCGATTTCTTGTAGGCGACGACCAGGGCGATCCCGAGGGCGACGATTGCGGCGACGATGAGCGCTATTGGGTTCGCGCTCATGGCCGCGTTGAGAAGCCACTGGGCTGCGGCCTGGAGCTTCGTCACGGCGGCTGCCTTCTCAGCCGAGCCTACGAATAGCCAGGTGTATACCGACGCGAGCTTCGCCGCCGCTGAGTAAATCTTGAACCCCGCATTGACGAGCAGAATGGCGGCGGCGAGACCGACCACAACCCCCACGAGAATCTTGGTTGCCTGTTGGTGATCACGCAGAACCCCGAGCAGCGTCATGAGCAACGTCATGACCTTCTGTGCGGCGGGCAGGAAGGCTTGACCGAAGGCGGCGGCGGCATCCTCGACCTGGGCCTTGAGGAGGCGCTGCTGGTTGGCGAGAGACCCCGACGTGCGCTTGAAGTCACCCTGCGCCGCAGTGGTGTCTTTCATGATGATGTTGTAGGTCGCCTGCGCCTTCTGCGCGGCGTTGAGCTTCGGCACCTTCCCTTCCACCGTCTTAGCCAGAGCGTTCTCGGCTACGTCGACTTTGATCGAGGCCTTCAGATACTCGTCGCTCTTCTTGCCGTACTTCTTCAGAGCCTCGGCGGCGGCCTTATGCGCGTCGTTCAGCTTCAGTTGCTGGTCTTTCGCCTTCGTCATGTCGAGTTCGGCTTTGACCAGCCCCGAATCCACGGCCTCCAGCTTGATTCGGTCTTCGTTCAGGAACACGCCGAACTTCCGAAGCGGCTCGGTTTCCCCTGAAAGACCAGCCCGCAATGACTCCAGCACTTCCTCCGGGCTTGCGTTGTTGAAGGACGCCATATCAGCGGCGAGCGTCACCATCGACTTCGACATGTCGGCGGCCTTCTTCTTTACGAAGCCCATCGGGACGAGCATGTTGCCGAAGGTGCCCGAGTATTCGAGCGCGGCCCGATTTGAGAGGCCGATCGATTCGGCCGTCGTCTTAGCCCATTCTTGGATCGGCTTTGAGGACTTGCCGAAGACGACGCTGGTCTTGTTGACCTGTTCTTCGAGATTCGAAGCCGCCTTGACGGCGTAGACAGTCGCCCCGCCGATCGCGGTGAGCGCGACCGCGGAGACCTTCGCTGCCTTCGAGAAGGCCGCCTCGATCTTGGCGCCGCGCGACTTGGCGCCGGCGCCGGCTTTGTCGATCGCGCTATCGAGCTTCGACTGATCCGCGTCCAGCTCGAGAACCGCTTTGCCCAGTGACTCAGACACGCTGCTTCACCACCTCGACGTGCTTGACCCCGATCGAGGCGAGGTCAGCAGGAGTCGCCTTGCGCGCCTTCGTCTGGCCGCCGAGAAGCCGGATATACGGGCGCGTGAGATCGCGCCGGTCGTTATCGCTGATGTGCGGCGCAATGGATGCTTCGATCGCGGTCAACTGTTCCTCGGCTCGGAGGGGTGGGATCTCATCGAGATAGGCCTGAATCAGGCAGAGGGGGACGTAGGGCCAGCGCTCGGGGGCGCCGCCGTAGAAGCGCTGAAGGCGGGCGAAGATACGGCCCCAGTCTGGGGGCCCGGTACTTCCCCCACGGCCCTCAGCGACATGGCGTATTCGGTTGCGAGGTCACTCCAGGACGCGATCACCGATGCCTTCTGGAGGTCGGATAGCTGGGCCAGCGCTCGATCGTCGATCCCGATCAGGAGCACCTTCACGCCGTCATCGAGCGCCTTCGTGATGAGCGCCATGTTCTCGACGGCGACCGAGCCGATGTCGGCACCCTGAAGCACCTTGACGGTCTCGTACTGCTTGAGAATCGCCTGATACTCGACCACGCCGAGCTCGTCGGGATTGCGAAGGCTGTAGAAGCGGACGGGGCGCGGTCGTTTCAAGACTCGCCGGAGCCAACTGGCTCTCAGCGTGACCTTGACGTATTTATGCTCAACGAGGGTGTCGAGCGAGAGAACTTCTGTCATGACTCTGTGCCTCCTGGGGCTTTGAGTACGAGGTTGATTCCGAGGTCGTCGCACATCCGCTGTAGGTCATCCAGCGTCCGACGCAACTCGCGCGCCTGTCGGCGGTGTGCGAACTCGGAACGTTTGTGGAGCCTCGCGGCTTCATCTAATCCCCGTGCCGCCTGTGCGAGTGCTGTGGCGGGGTTGGGGTTCACTAGCTAGCCGCCTCGGTCTGCTCGACCAACTGGCCGAATCCGTAGGTGGCGTCCTCGAGCGTCGAGAACTCGATGGCGAGAAGCGCTGCTTCGCCCTTCTTGCCGTTCGGCTCGGGGTTGGCGGACTGGTAGACGATCGGCACCTCGTACTGGCAGGCCAGGTCGTCATCCACCGAGGACACGCCGCGGGCGATCAGAGCGAAGGTCGCGACGCTGAGCCCCTGCTGGAGATCGAACTCCTTGGTGCCCGCGACGCCGGCGCCCGAGGGCGTGGTCGTCACGGTGGCGTCGTTCAGGATCTTCGCGTACTGCGTCGGCGAGAGGTCGGCCAGAGCGAGGCTGATCTTCAGATCCTCCTCCGTCCGCCAGACCTTCCGGTTACCGGTACCTCCGGCGGGCCGGAACGTGGCGAGCGTCTGCTCGTGCGTGACCTTGACGCCGTCCTCGTTGTAGTTCAGGTCGCCCGAAGTACCGAGCAACGTCCAGCTAGCGCTGGGCGTCGCGTCCACGTCGGGGAACGCTGTGCCGACGGCCGCGAGGTAGATCTCATACGGCGCGCCGACAATCTCGTACGGTGCACTCATGCTTTCTCATCCCCTTCCTGCTTGTTGCCGCCGAATGTGGCGGGCCTGGGTTTGTCGGCAGGCTTCGGAGCTGAGATGGGCCTCGGCAGCCGAACCTCGCTGACCTTCACGAACGGGTTCGCGAGCAGTTGCTTCGCTCGCGGAGCCGACACCTCGAAGGTCTCGCCGGACTCGATGATCTGCCCGGCCTCCTTGAGGCGTTCTTTCTCCCCCCCGTCGAAGCGGAGTGTTTTCATTTCCTTCATAGGTGGCCTCTCTCTTAGGTGACTGCCGTCTCGGCGGCCATGACCGTGAACGAGCCGAAGCACGTCGGCCAATCTGTTTCTGGGTCGCGGGCGCTCACGCCGTCAGAGGAGATCTCAGCCGAGTGGATGAGAACCGCGGTCGTGACGTTTCGGCGCATCTGCTTGAGGCAGTCGCTGACGACCGCCCAGACCTTCTCGGCCTCCATTGGCGTCGATCCGTAGCAGTCCACGTCTACGCGCCGTTTTCTGAGCCGCATGTACGCCAAGCCGCCCGTGCCGCCGGCAGCCTTAACCACGACCGCGACGCGGGGCATCGACGTGTTTTCGGTGCGCGGCAACTCCCTACCGAAGACGCGACTAGCAGAAGCGGTTGCAACCGCGCTATCTGCCTTCAGGAGCGTCACGAGTGCTCCGATCAGATCAACTGCCACTGAACAGTCCTCCTATGAAGCGGCGGCGTATGGCGCGGCCGAGCTTCGGGAACTCTCGATCGGCTGCGGGGCGCAGGAACGGCGTCCGGCGTTCGAGGAAAAGACCGTAGAAACCGCCTCTGCGAAGCGAGGAGCCGAAGCGGCCACGGCGATGGCCTCCGGGCGCGACTTTCGCGGGCTCGGCGATGATGTTCGACTGAAGATCTCCGCTTCGATTGCGCCACCAGTGCGAGCCCTGCGCGTCTCTCGCGGCAGCCTCGGTGCAGTCGTCGATCCCCCGAAGCGTGGCGTGTTCCACCCGCGCCTTGATCTGCGGGCCTTTCCAGTCGAGTCTCATCGAGCAACCGCCCGAGTTGGCGTGGCGACAACGTAAAGACCGTCATCTACCCGGCCTAGTAGCTCGTAGCCCGCTCCTTGACCAGCGGGGCGCACGACGCTAGAGCGGTAGAGATCCGGGCTGACAATCTGGATCGTGGTTTCTACCCTTGGCCGCGCAGTAAAACCGCGCAACGCGCATGTTGGGCAGGCGGCCGTCCACGGGCCGAACAGTTCATGGCAGTTCGGACAGCGCTTAATCATCTCGCCCTCGTCAAGATCAGTTCGAGGTGGTCGGGATAGGTGAGTACGGCTTCGATCCCCATCGGCCCCTCGAACACCGTGGAGCCGCGGGAGGTCACGCTGCTGACCCGATCGGCTTCTGTGACGTCGGTTCCGAGGGCGAGGATCAGGCGGCGGTCTTCAAGCACTACCGTCTCGCTCGCGCTCACGGCTTCCCTGCCCGCTTCCGTCCAGCCGTAGCAAGGCTGGGCGGTCAGGTGGTCGGCCCAAGAAACCCCAGGAGCGGTCCAGGTTTCCGCCGTACCCGTTATTCGTTGGGTAGTGCAAAGGTGAGTCAGCGAAACACGGGAAGAAACGAGCGTCATCTCAAAGTCACTGTCCCGGCCGTCCGTCGTAGGAGATCGTTGAGCGCCCTCTTTTCGTGCTCGGCCAGTAGTAGTCCGACGACGCCATAGTCCGCCGAGGCGTTCCCGATCGTCTCTCGGGTCGCAGCGCCGGGATTCACCCAGACGCGCGCCACCGCTTCCATGCAGACCGTCTTGACCAGTTCGGGAACCGTCGCGTAGCCGTGGTCGTAGGTGACGGTGATCGTGTAGAGCGGGCCAAGCCAGCCGACGCCGCCGCTACCAAAGTGGTTTTCGGAGCCGACGGGGAAGTTGGCGCGTACCAGCTCGTCACCGTCGAGGTAGTAGTCATCCGTGCCGACCAGCTCGGAGTCGAGCTCTACAGAGGTGACCGACGTGACCGGGCGCTCGGGCAGCCGGAAGCGGGAGCCGCTCACGCTCGGGCATTCCAGTTCGTCGGCCGCGACGGCCGAGATCGTCTGCCCGGTTTCCTGCTGGATCAGACCGGAGGAGAGAGCGAGTAGCGTGTTTGCGCGCGTCGTCTCGGCGCTCGTGAACGTGATGCCAAGCCGAGCTGCAAGTTCGGCTGCGGTTGCGAATTGAGTCATGCGGCCAGCTCCTTATGCGTTTCCCGCGCCAGCTCGATCAGGTCGGCGGGGTACTTCGTGGCGAGAACGGCGAAGGGGTCGGACTCTTCCTGCCCGTAGCCGAGGTTGCGCGCGAGGCCGTCGTACAGCGTCAGATCAACGCCCGACTTCCAGCCGACGCGGCAAAGGTCATGGGGATCGTGGAAGTACCAACCGCTCGGCTTGGCCCGCACGCCCATCGCGAGCGAGTGATCGATACCGCTCATCTTCCCGTCGATGATCGGAGCGAAGTTGCGGCGCTCGAGCAGGCGGCGCGGGATGATCCACGGAATGATCCCGTTCGTCCCCCGGCCCCGGATTCTGCGGCCCACGCCCACCTCAAGATCGACGATGAACGAGAGACGCCCCGTGACGATCGCGTCCACGCTCCGAACAGGCGGACGCTTGAGCCGCTTCCCCTTCGGCTCGTCGGGAGGCGGGAGGGTGATGAAGTCCGGGTGTACCCAGTTGTCCGAGCCGATGGCCGAGATGAAGTCAGCCCCATGTGCGGCTGCGTACTGAATGCCGGCGTTGAACTTCCGTCCAAGTTGGCTGTTGTCCATCTCGACCACCGGGAAACCGAACTCGCGAGCGATGTCAAGGTTCTCATCGTCCGCGATCACAACGCAGTCCGCCGTGACCCCGCGAGCGGCTAGATCGTCGACGAGTTGCCGGCGCTGTGCGAGCGCCAGTCTCGTTACGGCGAAACGCCGCCACGCGGGTGTCACGAAGAAGAGCGTCATTGTGCTTATGCGGCGATCGTCACCGATGCCATGGCGAGAGCGTCGGCCTCGATGACCTCGGCCCCGTAGAGGTGCAGACCGCGGATGCCGTCTCCGAACTGCTCCTGCAGCCGGATGGCCTCGGTCTCGGTGATTTGCTCGGCGACCGTGCAGGCCATCGGGTGTCCCGCGATGACGCTGTAGACGCCGGTCGTCTCTTCCGGCACCGTGTTCGACTCGTAAACGTCGAAACCGGCGATGCGGCCGACGAAGCCGTTTCGGAGCGCTGCCCCGCTGTCCGCGGAAGCGGAAGCGTTGATGAAGCGAGCGTCCTGGAGCAGAGCCGCGTACAGCTCGGGCGGCACGACTACCCAGCGACCCTCGTTCGGAACCTTCGCCCGCGTGAGCGTGGTGCGGAGGTCGACGAAGATGGCGTAGGCGGTGTTGTCCGAGATGTCGGCGGTTTTCGCGCCGAGATCGTTCGACGTGCCGTTGACGCCCGCGTAAAGCACGCCAGACAGGTAGGTGTCGGCGTTGATCGCGAGGTTCTGAGCAGCGCCGGCCGACGCCTTCGCGACGAAGCCGGGGAGCGCCTGGCGGCGATCCACGTCGTCAACGGTGAATGCGAAGTAGTCCGACTGATCGACTACGAGAGCCTGCGTGGAGTCCGTGAGCAGGTCGTAGGTGATGTCGTTGTTCTTCGTGTACGCGCGAACCGCCGGATCGGTGAATGACGTGATGTGGACGGTATCGCCGGCGTTCGCGATGACGCCCTCGTAGTCGCGATTGATGATCGCGGCCGAGCCGTAGACGAGCTTGTCCCAGAGGTTCGCCAGAATGAGCGGCGACCAAAGCTCGGGGACGAAGTTGGTGATTGCCATGGTTATCTCCTGTTGGCTATGTCCCCGTCTTGGCGAGGTTGTCGAAGCGGCCCTTGTTGGTCGCCTCCACCACCTCTGCGGGGCTCATGTTTTTGAGCGCCTCGCGGCCGAGCTGGTCAGCTCCACCGCCGCGCGCTCCCTGGTCTGCGTCGCCTCGCGCGCCGTCGGTCTTCGCGACCAGGGTGAGGAGCTTGTCGGCGTCGGCCGCCATCTCCTCGTGATCTGCGCCCTTGAGCCGATCGATCAGCTCGGTGGGTAATCCTTTCTCAAGTGCGACGCGAAGCCGGAGATTCTCCAGCTCGAGCGGGCTTACTTTCGCCTTCAGCGCATCGTTCTCGTCGGCGAGCTTCTCCTGCTCCGTCTTGTCGCGATCCTCGTACTCCTTGATCTTGGTGGCTAGCGCCGCGGCTTCTTTTGTGGCCTTCTTCGTGGCCGCGCGCTCGGCGTGTAGTGCTTTCTTCACGGCGTCGGGGTTCTCGGCCTTCGCTGCTATGGCCTCGATGTCGGCGTCGGTGTTTGCGGCCTGCGATGCGTCGGTGGTCGTCGCCTCTGTATCTGTCTTGTTCTCGTCTGTGTCTGTGGTTGTGTTCTCGTCAGCCATCGTTGGCCGCTCCTTTCGCGGGAGATTGAGTGGCGATTCAGCGCTCGCCGTGTAGCGCTAGGTCTTCTTGGGCTTGGGTGCCTGAGGTTGGTTGCGCTTCAGGCGCTTGTCGGCTTTGGTGCCTTTGGATGGTTTGCCGCCCATCAGTCGATCAACCTCGGGCCTTGACTTGACCATGCCTCGGCCATGAGCCGCGGCCCAATCTCGGGGTCTTCCTCGATGCGCACGGTGGTACCGATCGAGGCGACCGGCAGCCGACCGAAAAGGGGTTCGACAGAGCAGTGGCAATGCTCGTGGATCGCAGCGAGGTCGCTCTTGCGATACGTCCTGGTCGACGCCTGCGAGCAGAGCGAGCAGTTGTGGCCGCCGCCGAGCAGGCGCCGGTAGCCGACGATCCGCTCGTCTCCCGCCATCCAGTCGCGCGCAGCGTGAGTCTGCGCTAGTTGCAAGTCTGTCGATACGGTCTTCGCGAGGTAGGACTGCGCCGAACCGAGCGCGGTAGCGAACTCCGCGCCGCCTTCGATCTGCGCTCCGATTGCTCCGAACGGTCGCTCGTAGACGACTTCAGCCGCGACCCCGCGCAAGACCGCGATCGTATAGAACTCGGGGTCTAGTCCTCTGACTGCCGCCGCGCCGGTAGCCTCCCGCGTCTTTGCGGCCATGTAGGCATCGACGAGCGCGACCTGCTGACGTTGCCCGGCGAGCACGAACGGTATGACCGTCTCGATCGTGCGCTCCCTGTCGCCGTGCAACTGCGCGAAGGCGCGCGCGGCGGCGGCCGTCACCACGGAGCGAATCCGTAGGCGCTGCGCGTGATAAACGCCATCGATCTGGCTCATACGACGGCCGGCTCCTCGACCGGCTCAGGCGGTACGGGGTTTAGAAGTGCAGCGAGCAACGTGTCGCCGGCGCGCATCGCCATCATTCGAGCGATCTCCGTTTGCGTGTAGCCGAGCTTCTCGAGCGCCATCTCGGTTGGAATCAGACCAGCGCCGTGCTGCTTGATAACGGCGTCGGTGCGCGTTGCCTCGGTCTCGGTCGCGGCGTCGGCCCAGACGATTTCGGAATCTACAGGCGCATCCGGCGCGCCCTGGAACAACCGCGCCAGCCGGATCGCTTCCTCGAGACCCTCCCCGAACGGACGCTGCTTACGCTCGACCTTCTTGACCAGCCCGGACTCGGCAGACTTGATCGCATCGCCGGACGGCGACTGGCCCTCTTGGATCAGATAGTGCCGGGGTGTGCGAGTCGTGACGGCGAGGTGGAGCACCTTCTGCTCGATCGCCTTGATGTAGCCGACGAGATCAGTCGCGGAGAACTCGCCGAACTTGGCGTCGGGGTTCTCAAGCACCAGCATTTTGTCCACCGCCAGATCCCAGGGCTCGACCTGCTTGCCGTTGGCGTCCACCATGATCTTGAGGCCGACGGCCCAGCGCTGTTTGTGCGCGCCGAAGTAGCCAGCGAGCGCGAGCAGGAACAGGAACCCGTTAATTCCGTTCTGAATCCGGTACACGTCGGCGATCTCGGACTCGCCCTCGACGAGCAGGCGCGGTCGGTTGCGAAGCGGGATGATCGGCACGATGCCGAGCGGGTTCTTGACCACGGCGGCGCGCTTCCCACCAGCGAGCGGCAGCCACTTCGGCTCGTTGCTTCCGTCGAGCGCGGCACTCGTCGCCGTAGCCGGCCCGTTGTCATCGGCCTGCTTCGCCTGGAACTTGTAGATCGCGTCGGGCAGGTAGACGTCGGCGCGGCGTAGCCCCGTCCAGTCGTCCGTCCAGACCTTGAGCGCTGCCGCGCGCTGGCGGTAGTTCGAGCCCGGCACGTAGCTGACGATTGTCTCGGTCGGATCTTCCACCGCGATCGAGGCATACTCCGAGCCCTTCGGCGGTGCCCAGACGGAGAGATATGAGAGTCCCTTCACGAGTGCCTCGATGAAGGCCGACTGAGACTCGGCATCCATCTTGTTCGCCTGCCAGATCTTCCAAGCGTCCTTGTCGGCGACAGCATCAGTCTCAGCGGAGAGCCGGAACCCGTCGACCTTTAGGCGCTCCTCGGTCGCGTCGACCACCAGGCGCATGAAGTTCGCTCGGGAGTCCTCGAGCAACAGGCGGAACTCGTCGTGCATCTTCGAATCGTGCGCTTTTGTGAGGAATGGCAGAGGGTGGTCGCCCCGGTAGTAACTGTCCATCAGCTGCATCTCGGCCTGGCGCGCAGACAGAGCGCCGTAGAGCTTGTTCAGCCACCAAAGCGGGGACATCGGTTTATCGCTCACGGCTCTTCTCCGGTTTCAGCGACGATCCCGTCGCGACGGTCGTAGAACTCTTTCCGTGCTGCAAGGCGTTCCGGGTCGCGGTAGAAACAGCGATGCTCGATGAGGAAGTCGATGCCTGGTTCTTTGTCCTCTGTCGCGCTGGGCATCCCTTTCGGCCCGCCCTTGAGCGCGATCGTCCCCCCGTCTTTCTCGGCGAGATACCACCAGTGACGGCCTTCGATCCGTAGGCCCGGAAGGACGCGGTAGAAGACCGGGTAGTTGATCGTCTTCCCCGCCACTTGAAGATGCCAGGGATGCGGCGCGACGTCTTCCATCTCGGCGATCACTGGCGTGTGCATCCGAGCGAACACGACGTCGGCGCGAGTAAGGCCCAGGTGTTCTCGGAGCCCCGCGCGATCGCCGCTGAACACCCAGTCGGCGTCGGCAGGAAACACCCATGTCGCGCCCTTCGCCGCCCGCTGAATCAGGACGTTTCTCTTCTCAGTCTCGCCACGGTAGATAGCGTCGGGGACGATCAGCTCAAGCCCGATCCCGGCGCGCTTACACAGCTGCCGGATGCGTTTGTGCAGCGCGGGGGAACTCTTCGCGGTTGCGCCCGGCGTGCCCTCGTATGCGCCGTCAGCAGCCACGATCTTGTCGGCCAGCCCTTGCAGGCTGGGGATGAGCTGCTCGACCTCGATGTCTTTCCAGAAGCTCAGCATGGCGACGGCGTAGACGGGTAGTGGATGCTTGCGCAGAGAGGGTCGCTTGGGCGGCACGGGGATTGGGGTTATGGCGGGTTTGGGCCGCGCTGGCGCGGGTGCGGGGGGGTCGAGCTCGGGAGTACGCTTAACCATTAAGGCTCGACTCCGGTCTCTTCGATGATCTGCTGGCGCCGCTCGTAGAAGGCCCGCCGCTCGGCGATGTTCTTCTCGAGACGGAAAAACTTGCGGTGCTCGATCGTGAGCGCCGGGCAGCTGACTTGCAGGGTTGTCGGGTACCAAGCCTGCGCACCCCAAAGCGAGATTCGCTTTCCACCCTTCAGCGCCGAGTAGCACCAGTGGCGAAACTCGTAGCGGAAGCCCGGCAGAGATCGAATGAAAAACGGCTGGTCTATCGTTGTCCCCGCCGTCGAGATATGCCACTCAGACGTGGCTGCCTCTTCGATCGTCTTTCGGGGCGGCGGCGGCGTGTAGACCGGGACTGTTGCGAGATCGACAGTGGAGCCGAGATCCGCGAGTTGTTCGCGCGCCTCGGCCGCGCTCCCGGTGATGACGTAATCGGTATCTATCGGGCAAACCCAGTCTGAGCCGATCATGGCTTCAGTGACCATCGCTTGTCGCTTTGCGACGTGGCCCGGCCATAGTCCGGCCGGGATGTGAATCGTCGTCTCAGCGATCCCGGCCCGAGCGGCAAGTTCACGCAGCCGGGTGTGTACCCGCTCGCCGCTCGACGGAGTACCACCGGGGAAGCCCTCGTAGGCGCCGTCGTAAGCGATTAGGCGATCGACAAGCCCACTCAACGAGGGGATCAGCTGGCCGAGTAGGTAGCAGAGCTCATCGGGGTCGGCGCCCCAGAACGAGAGCATCGCCGCGAGAGTGAGCGGCTTCTCTGTTCGCGGCTTCCCTGTTTGCAGTGTTTCTGTTCTGCTCGTCATTTCGTCCGCACCCAATCGCAGACCCGCCGCGCGCCAGCCTCTAGCGTCACTTCCGGCTCAAAGCCGAGGAGATCACGCTGGCGCGCCAGGGAGGGGTTCTTCACCAGCGTCATCCGCTCAGGGATTCGCGTTTCGGTAACGAGATCGCGGGCCGCGTCGAGCTCGACCCGGATCAGTTCCGCCACTTCCCACATCGAGCGCACGTCCGGGTGTCCGATGTTGATAACCGCGTACTCGTCGAGGTGGGCGGCCTTCTCGATCGCTGTAACCGCGTCCGAGACGTGGAGCCACCCGCGGCGTGATCCCCGGTGCACCTCGATCGACTTCAGACGCTGCAGGTTCCAGGCGAAGCGGATCATGGCCGAGCGGTGGTCGCCCGTCTCTTCGCCCTCGGCGTAGATCATGAACGGGCGCAGCGTTACGGCGCGCAGACCGTGGTGCTCCACCTCGTACTCGACGAGCCTTTCGCCGAGGAGCTTCGACAGGCCATAGCGATTGTTCGGGCGGGGATCCGAGAGCCTTTCGTCCATCGGGTTGTAGTCGGGCCCATACACCTCTGAGGTGGAGAAGTAGACGAGCTTCGCTCCCGAGCGCTTGCAGAGTTGGAGGACGTTGTTGACCCCGGCGACGTTGGTCTGGATTGCGATGCCCGGCGCCTGCTCGCAAGTGACCCGGCTGACCATCCCGGCGAGCAGGTAGACCACGTCGGGCTTCTGATCGAAGGCGTCGAGCAGGTCGATCGGCTGGTTGATGTCGCCGACCAGATAGTCCGACCGCCAGCCTTGCTTCTGATCCAACTCGAGCACTTCGTCGCCGAGGAAGCGAAGGAACGCGCAAAGCGGCCGGCCGACGTTTCCAGCGCTGCCGATGACGAGAGCTTTCACAGCGCGTGCCTCGTTTCGACCATCCTGAGATCCCACGCCTGCCTCAGCCGGCCGCTCGAGGTGATGATCGGTCGCGGTATCCAGGCGAACACGAAGACGACCCGCTCGAACATCAGGCCGCTTCCCCGGTGAGCCGGTAAACCCGATTCGACGGGTGCTCTGCGGCGTCAAGAAGTTCGAACATCCTGAGGATGTCGGATTCTCTGCGCGCCAGCATCTTGGCTTTCTTGCGCCGCTCAGAAATCGGCACGTCGGCGAGCTTCACCAGTCTCGGCTTGGTAGTCATTGGGCATAGGAAAGACCGCCTCTCGGCGGTCTGCGGGTATAGCTTGCGCAGAGGCACTCTGCGTGAGTGCGGATGGAGAACCTAAGCCTAGATCGCGCGCCGGACGGACAAACGTGCCCTATATTCGTCGGCCGTCAGAGCGCCCTTGGCGATGTTGCATGTGGCGCACGCGACCCGCACGTTGTCTTCGGTGTGTGACCCACCACGCGCCAGTGGGATCACATGATCGAGGTGGATCTCTTCGGGCGCACAGGTCTTCCCGCAGAGGTAGCACTTCCCCTCGTCGCGCTTGATAATTTCGCCGCGATAGATCGTCTTAGCTCGACCCGGCGACCCGAGGCGCCTAGTCCCTGCTTGGTACTTGCGCTCCGGCCTGGTGAGACGATTCCCCTCAGGCTTGGCGGGCGGTCCGGCGTTGACCGGCCACTGGGAGCGAACCTCTTCCTGCCATTCCTCGACCTCACGCGCCCATGCCTTCGCACGCTCGCGCTGGCGGATCGATTCCGCGATATACGGGCTCGTGCCTTCAGGAATGGCGATCTTGCGAGAGACGGTAGATCACTCCTTCCGGCCGAGTTCCAGGCGAGGCGCCGCCAATACCCCGCCCTACGACCGGGATGCCCCGCAGCGCGATTGGATCGCCTGGCAGCTTGGCCGAGATCACTTTCTCAAGTTCCACGTTGCACTCCCGGGATATCTTCCGGGCCATCTCTACAAACTCGCGCGCCTCCTGCCTACGGCGCAGCGCGAGGTTGAGGCGACCTTCGTACGGGATGGGAGGGAGGCCGCTCACGCCGCTATCTCCAAAGCCGCTTCCACCTTGCGGATTCCACGCTTTATTCTATCGCGCACGGTCGACGGACTTATGCCCAATACCAGGGCAATTCTCCCATATCCGAGCCCGTCTTCCCAAAGCCTGTAGGCCTCGAACTCGCGCGCGGTCATCGCCGTTTTCGCGGCTGTTTGGAGCTCGGGCGGGAGGTCTGACCAGCTCATGCGGCCTCTCGTAGTAGCTCGCGGATGGTCGTCCTGGACAGCCGAGCAAGCCGAGCGATCTCCGGCTCGGGCATCCCGGCCTTTTGAGCGTCAGCAACGAGGGTTAGCAGTCGGTCGCGCCTGGTGCCCAGCCGCTCTCGGTCGTAACCGAAGTTGCCAAGCTCAGCGCCGAGCCGAGAACCCCGCCAGTGATTCTGATTCTGCTTCATCGCCGCGCCCTTGTTGCACGGTTGCAGCGTCTATGTGTTACACTAGGCGCATGATCGATCTCACTGGACGAACGTTCGGTAGGTGGACGGTGATTAGCCTCGGGCGGGGTGGCAGTAACCCGCACTGGATATGCCGCTGTGAATGCGGGGTGGAGCGTTCTGTGAGCGGTTACCGATTGCGGGCAGGTCAGTCGAAGTCTTGCGGCGGCTGCACGGCGATCCGCGTGGCACCGGGTGACGTTTTCGGTCGATGGAAGGTGCTGAGGAGGGCGGCTAGGCCGACTGGCCATAACGGTAAGCACGCCTATTGGGAGTGTCGGTGTGAATGCGGGGTGGAGCGCGTGATTGCGGCGAGATCCCTGCGCTACGGGTATTCGACGTCCTGCGGATGTCTCGCGGCCGAGAAGACAGCCGAGAGAATGACCACTCACGGTCTGTCTCCTGCCAACAATCGGCATCCCCTCTATGCCACTTGGGGCAATATGAAAGACCGCTGTTGCAACCCAAGGTCGAAAGACTGGCACAACTACGGCGGCCGCGGCATCACGATTTGTGATCGCTGGCGTCTCTCGTTCGCTTCCTTCCTCGAAGATATGGGCGAAAAGCCTGCTGGTACATCGATCGACCGCATCGACAACGAGCAGGGTTATTACCCGGAGAATTGCCGTTGGGCTACCCCTAAGGAACAGCGCGCTAACAGTCGCCAAGGCGTCGCTCCTTCCGGTGGGTAGCAGTCCGACGATTACACGCCAGGTGTTCCGGCCCGGTGTAGCGCGAGCGATCCACGTCGTCGTGGCCGAGATCCCACGGTTCGCCAGGTCGGATCAATTCACCGCAGCGAGCGCAGGCCACGATGCCAAGCGATACCTTCGGCGCCCACTTCTTACGCAGCCGTTGGTGCGCGATGCCGTAGCCGCGACCGGCGCTCGACGGACGGCGCGCGTCCTCTTCCCGGCGGCGTTCCTGTTCGTGTCGATCGCAGCGCGTTCCCGTCGTCAGATCGGGGCAGCCGGGAACCGCGCAAACACTAAGGGAGCGGCGAGTCACTAGGCCACCGCCGAGAGTTTTGGAGGCACCGGGATGTCATTGGTCTCCGCCCTTCTAGTGGGCGCCTCCAAATCTTCTGCCGCCAGCCAGAGGTCAAGCAGGAACTGCTTCCCGAGCACGCGCAGACCGGAGGCATGCTGGTGCGCCAGCGACCAGGGCGAGCCGATCTCAGCCGGATGCCCCGAGGGGCCGCAGCGCTTACACGGCTTCGCGTGGACGGCGACTCCATGCTTCAGTCGGTCGGCGTCGTAAGCGTCGCGATTGCCTGCCTTGAGCATCGCCTCCGCGATCAGGTGAACCTGGCACTTTGCGCGCGGGTTGCCGCGCTTGAAAAGCTCAGCCTGCGTAGCGCCCGCCGGTATCGAGCCCGCGTAGGCCGGATCGCCGTGCCCGCAGTAGGCCCAGAGTTGTGAGACCGTTCGCTCCCGGTAGCTATCGACGACGAACGCGCGCTCGCTGTTCTCGCCCTCGAAGTGACCCTCGGCTGCGTAACGCGGGTGCCCGATCTCGGCAATGAGCCGAGCGATAGATATCTCGCCGACGCCGAGTTGACCCTTTGCCCACTCGGCGAGCGGATGCTTGCGCCAGAGGCGGCAGAGTTCGAGTCGCGCTTGGTGCTCGACACGATCGAGACCGTCGCCGAGCGCAGCGAGGTGCGGCAGCCGCTCGAAACCTTGGCGCTCTAGCGCGCCAATCCGGTTGCCGGTGCGGATGCGTACTTCTTGCAGGTCGTCGAGAAGACGGCCGAGGGTGCGGATGCTGGCGTGTAGATCGTTCATGGTGTTAGTCCTTTCGGGCGTATTCGAGCTGGGTATCGTTTGGGTTTTGGCCCTAGAGATTGCGCCGACGGAGTAGCAGTGGGTTTCGTGCTCACGGTGGTCGGCGCGGAAGATTCGCGGGCAGGGTTGCAATGGGTATCGGCCTCCGCTTGGCCCGCGAAGGAAAGATGCCCCGGCGGATCACCTTTGGGTGGCGATGAGTGAGTGGCTGGGGCAAAGCAAGCCGCGCCGGCCATCGTGTGGGTATCGCGCGGCTCTTGGGCGCAGCTGATCGTCATTAGGAAGTTGCCTCCAGCGCCGGCAGGTCGATATCCTCGTTCGCTGGGAGCTGGGGCAACGCGACGCGAAGGTCGCCAGTGGTCGTCACTCCCTCACCGTCGATGAGGTCTGCAACGTCGCGAGCCCAACGCGATTGCTTGAGCACGCCGATCGCCAAACGGTCGAGGTAATCGGCTCGCGAACGCCACTCGGCGGCGGTCACATCGGCCACTCGCTTGTAAAGCGGGTAGCCATCTTGCGACGGTATCCAAACGCTTTGGATCATGACCTCGCTTGATGCCTTGTCGCGAATCGCCCGCGAGCTGAGAACAGCGATAGCTCCGCGTCTCTGAGCATTCAACCGCTGGCGGCACATCTCAGCTACGAAGTCGTCCGCGTAGCCGCTCACTTGCTCAGCGAACCACTCGTCGCCGAACGACTCTCGGAGTCTCTTGACGATCTCGATCGGGTCTTTCTGACCGAGGGTGATTGCCTGCTCGATTGCCTCATCGAGCGTCTTCGGTTTGGTCGGCATCGTCGCCATCACCTTTTCGACCAAACGCTGATGTCGAATTGGTAATCCCTCAAGACCTCTTTCAGCTCGTCGAGGACTTTCTGCGTCCGCGCTAAGAACTGTTCGAGTTCTTTTATGTCCGGCTTGACTTCGATCTTCATTTCTTGAATTGCCATCATTTTTCCTTTCGGTTTGCAGATCAATGGAACCCCGCCGCCTGGTATTGCGCGGGCGGTTTTGCGCCTGCCGCGACTGCATCGCCCCGAGCCTCCCACGACAGGACGGCGGCGGCGGCTAGATCCATCTTGTTCGGCGATTGCGGCCGGTCTTTCGAGATGAGGTGCATCCGTCGGCCGTCCTCGTCGTAATACGGCACCATCTGTTTTGTGGCGTTGCGGATGTGTTGGGCAAACGCCGCGTCGCCGTCATGCCGTAGGTCGCCGGCGTTGATCGCATTCGTGAAATTGGCGACGGCGTATGACGTTTTGCGCGGTTGGTTCATGCGCCAGGCAAGCACCTTCTGCGCTCCCCAGCGACCCTGCCACTTCTCGACCAGCGGCTCGATGTTCCCGGCCGTCGAACCGGGGTCGATGTAGATGCGCCATATCTCAAATCGCTCGTTCGCCTCGACCATCACGCCGTCGGCCTCATCCATCGGATGCTCGTAATTGTCGAGCGCGTTGTCAGGACGGTGCCAATGCCCGAGCACCCACTGATAGCCGGTCTCGACCTCTGTCCCGATAAACCCGAGGTCGTCATCGAAGCGGGCACCGTCTACGCCGACCACGATCAATGTCTGGGCCGGCGTCTCTTTCCGTTCAGCCAGCTTGTCCCATGCCACGCCATCAAACGCGGCCTGCTCCCGAGCTCGCTTCCTATTCAGGAACCATCGCTCGGCCTGCGCCGCGTCGCGATCGAGAAGCGCCACGATCTCCTCATCGATGCGTTCAAGCGGCACCCACCATGAATCACCGTAGACCTGTTGGAGCGCCTTCCGGCGGTGCGCTTTGTTACGGATCGACAACTCCTCCGACGGCTCGATATCGTCGTGATACACCCCGCCTTTCTTGACCTCATACTCGAACGTGTACTGCGCGACCGACTCCTCACCGGGGTCCCATGCGTTGCAGATAGAAATCCAGCGCCCGCCGAACTTGGCCATGTTGCGGCGTTGGACATCGGCTAGATTCCGGCCGCCGTTCCGCGCTAGCCATGACTCGGTCTGATCCTGTACGACACAGGTGGCCGGCTGCCCAAGTCGCGACTTTGCCGAAGAGGTGACGGGCTCAATCCGACCGCCGTTCGGGAGATAAATACGGAGCTGCCCGGTATCGGGAATATCGTGCTCAAAGTTCCCGAGACGGATCATCGGCAACAGGAACAGCCAGACGTTGTCCGTGTTGTCTTCAGAGAGTGCGGTTATCTGAATTAAGGGCGTCGGCCACGGTCGGCCGCGAGGCGATCCATCATCTCCCCACCCGTCGAAGTAGGCGGGCCCGGCGGCCTCGGCACAAATAATCGCGCCAGAGAAAGGAGACTTGCCCCAGCCTTGCGGTCGGACGAGTTGCGAGCCACGCGAATACCGCCACTGGTTTCGCCAGACCGCATAGCCGGCCTTCTCACTTTTCACCTCGTCTACCGCCGCGCGAGGATTTACGCGGTAGTGATTGAGTAGGAAGCGCCACTGCTCCTCTGTGAGTTTGAACTGGTCGCCTACCTGGTCACGGTCGGGGATTGCGCAGTGCTCCTCAATCCAGGCACCGACCTCCCAGCCAAGCGTCGGAAACTCGTTGCACACGACACAGCGACCCCGCGCGTTGAAATCGCTCGAGCCGCAGCCTTCGTTCTGGCAGAGAGGCTTCATTAGACCGCCCTCAAACCCTTGACGCGTTCCGCCGGCTTGCGCTTGGCTGGAACTGCCGGTGCCGCGTCGCTTACTCGCCAGCGAAGATCGCGCTTTCCCTTCTCGCTTAGACCAAGGCCGTCCCGCATCTGCCGCACTTCCTTGTTCCGGTTGACGCCGCCCTGCTGCACCATCTCTTCGTAGAGATAGAGCAGGTCGATCGCACCTTGAATATCCGACGGGCCGTACATCTGCGTGGCCGGGTCGGAGCGCCAGGCTTTCCACGTAGCGCGAGTCCGGGCAGACCACGTCCCTTTCGGTAGCGGTGGCAGGATCAGTTTCGCGAGCGGCGGAAGGTCTACCCAGTCCCCGCGACTTGGCGCTGCTCCACGCTGGCGGTTCTTCTTCGGAGCTGGGCCTCTGCCTGCCACTAACAAGCTCCACCTAATGCAAGTCCACTATAAACCCCAGACCCGTCTGCTATCCCAGCGTCT